ATAAAGGAGTTGATTGATAGAGAGAAGGATTTCTGGAATAATCACATATTGAAAAAAATCCCGCCTGAACCTACATCTCAAAAGAAGCCGTTGGCCTGGCAATCTCAAATGGCCTAAAGAAAGCAAGTGAGGAGAAGAAGAAAGTGGAGTTGGAAAGGGAAGAAAGGGATATAAGAGAGAGTGAGAGGCAGAGGATGGCGAAGAAGAGAGTGGAGTGGACGCTGGAAGGAGGGGAGACAACAACACTGGAGCCATTCTTTTCAGACACACAAATCCGTGAACGGCTTAAAATAAGGAAGGAAAAAGAAAAAGAAAAAAAGCGGAAAGAAGAAGTATTGGATGAAGGATCGCCTTGCTTCATGCTTAACATTTCCGGCAATATCCGCGTCCGTATAATCAACTGCCTGCAAAAGGCGAAGATTGAAACCATCGGAGACCTTGTCCAGAAGAGCGAACAGGACTTGCTCAAGATTAAACCCTTTGGCCGGAAGTGTTTAAGAGGCGTTAAGACAGCTCTTGCAGATATTGGAATGTCGCTGGAAAAACCAAAATCTGAAGAAGGTAACCAAGTAAAATTATACACTCTAAACAGAAAGGACAACATGGATTTGAAACGAGATGTGATAAAGTTTGATGCAGAAGATAGTGATAATAGAAAACACAAGGCAACGGAAGGAGCAAAAGCACTTAGTTCAGAGAAGACACTAAAGGATCGTGGAGTTGTGCTGACCCAAGTAAATGCTAATACCTGGCTATTGTTTACCGAATACGTTAAGCAGCAGAGTGAATCATCAGGAATAAAATTAGTAAAAAAGACTGCATTGGATATTGCAATAAAATCAATTATCCGTCAACCTAATTTTTTCCAATTTGCACTGGATCTTAAAAAGGAGGATAAATGAGTGGTTCAGCAGTTCCAAATGGCAGGATAGACATGAAGTATGTTATCCATCGCCTGGAGGAGATCAGCAGCAGTAAGGAAAGTCCTTACATTAAGACTCTTATGCTGGACAAGTACCTTGATGAACTTATGGCAACTCTTGGAAGGGAGGGTGGAGACACTTTTTCAAAGGCTCCTTCTGTCAAAAAAGGAGGTATAAATGAAGCCAAGACTTAACATGGAGATTCCTGCTACATTTATGATGCAATGAAGAAGTATCTGGACGAACAACCTACTTATTGCTCTGCAACCAGGTTCATAGGGGATTTAGTGGAATCCAGGCTTATTTTGGAGTCTCAGAAGGCCCATCAAGGGAAGAAAACCCCTTCATAGGTCTCTCAGTACCTTCCCAAACTGGCACGTTTCCTCATGGATGCGTGTCAGTAACAAACCAAGTTTCCAGCGGCTTCCCCCCCTGTGCCTTCTTAGTTTTCATACACACAACCAAATTTGCAGCCTGCAAATCCTCCAGAATTTCCCTGCGTTGCCTGGAGTTCCTCAAATACCTTGTCCTTGAAGTCAGCTCAGAAGTTGTAATCCCTTCCATTCCGGCTTCACGTATCATCCTTTCCACTTTCTTAGATACTCTTTCAAATTCATTATCAGCCAGGTTCTGTTTTATATCCATACATGTGTTCCTGGTAAGTATCCTCATCAACTCACAACCATACTCCGCTCTTTCTGCATTGATCTCACTTTTATTATCTCCAACAGTATTTATCAGTGCAATTTTTTTTGCATGTTCTGCAACACGTACCCACATTGCCCCAGTTGCACCTTGTTCCGATAACCTGGAACATTCATCCTCCAATTTTTCAAACACATTAAATGCATCTTCGGAATAAACAATAATTTCAGGTTTTGGTCTTGCAACCTGCTCCTTAATATTTCCCCTGGAGCTGTTATCAATTGACATATTTTTGAACAAGGCAGCCCTGTCACACAGTGCCTTAGGAAACTTTTGCAGGAACTTTGGTCTCTGCCTCCTGGGACGAGTTGGAAGTGCATTTACCACAACAAACCTGTTCATTGATCCATCCCTGATTTTCCCCGAATTTAGGCTCCACCAGAATGTATCTGGGGTACTGGTGCCATATATGCTGCAACAAGGCTGGTCAATCTCAAACCTTTCCTGATCTTTCAATGAAGCCTTGTCCTGGCCAAAGTACGGCCCCCCGGAGGATGTATATATTTCCATGAATGCAGTCATTGTTTCAATTGCATGTTTGGGAGCATTGTCAGAAAAGATTGCCTGCATGAACAAGCCAAACTCATCTATCAGGAACAGCGAGCTATGTCTCCAAGCCAGGACTCGTTCTATTGCTGCCCTGCCTGTTACTTTCTCTGCTCCAAAGCATTTCATTTCATTTTCTGAATCAAACTTCTTAATAAAGTACCTGCAACTTTCCTTACCACTGCCTGTTTTACCAAGTGCAGCAATAAATAAGTTTGAGCGTGTATTCTCCTCAGTTGCACATTTTCTACCTATCATAACTCCAGTATAGGCCAGCGATGCACCAAGAGTCAGCTCAGGTTGCGGATATTTTGAATTTTGCATGATAAATTCTGCAAAGTCTCCAACAAATCCTGACGGTTTCATTAAATCCTTGTGAAGCTCCCTGTCTGTTTCCTTTTCCTTATAGGTAGGAGGCACAGAAATGGTCTTGTGCCGGAAAGTATCTCCTGCCAGAAAGAAGAGTGTACCTCCATCACCCTCAGTAATTGCACCACCTTTAAACCCATCCCACTTTACCCTCATCTCAGTTGCATTGTATTTGCTACTGGCTGAAGACCAGTCATCCCAAAGTACAAAGCCTGAATCTCCAATAAAACCCTTGAGACTCATGCCAACCTTTATCCAAGTCCCATAGTCATCCACTCCTGCTACAGATTTAAGAGCCTCAACTGCCCTTTCTATATCAGCAAGCGGATATGTTTCAGCCTTTACTTCAGCAACATCAAAAAAGACTTCTGAAGTTGCATCAGAGTTTCCAAGAGGAATCGGAATTGCATTGGATTTTCTTTTTGCGGAAGGATCATAAGTTTGGAAGAACAGGTGGGCAACGTCCCTGCATTGCGGGTCAAGTTTAAGGTCGTATGTTTCCTTAAAATGTTTTTCTGCAGCAACAAACGATTCGGTGTGTTTTGTTGCATCAGGAACCACTTTAATCCATAGTTTCACCCCTCTTCCAGAGGGCGAAACAAATGCAGCCTCAACGTGTTTATCCTTAAACAGCAAGTCCCTCAGCTCTCCGGCATCTTCATCCAGTTTGTCAATATCACCCTGCATCAAACCAGAATATTCAATCAACGTATCTGCCTTTCTGGTTTTTGTACGGCAGGAAATAGTGTATGCAGGCAACCGCTTTTTAAATAAATCGTATTTCAGTTTACCGCCATTTATCAGTTCCTTGCGGCAAACAGAAATTATGTCTTTGTGGGTTCCATCTTTTATTTCCTTGAATACATCATCAATTTCTTTGTAAACAGGTTTAGTTTCTCCCACACCACCATAAAAATAAGAAACTTTCATAAGGGAATTTCATATCTGCACCAAAGGAGAATTACAGCTTGCACAATCAACTTAATTAACTGATAATGAGTACTGAAACTTCGCTGGTGCGGTTTCAGATTTGGGCCTGTGCTTTCCTCCTGGATTGCATGGGCCTTTTTGTTTTAGAAAACTTCATTCATTTGATAAAATGATAGAGTTACCCTGCCGACAATAGATCATTAAAGACAGGGCAAGGAAAACTATGCCACTGAGACACCCGGACAGGTAAATCCCAATGACATAGAGTATGAGGGGATTATCAAAAAGGTACGTCATCACCGTCCGATGGTTCTGGAGCCTGATATTTTTTGTACCCTTTAATATTATTACTATCATCATAACCATCAGAGCCTTTTCTAATTTCGACCCTTGCAATAACAGGAATGTCATGCAGTTCTCTCGAATCTGTAATCTTCTGCTTCCCAATTGCTCTGCATAATGAAGCAAGCTGTTTTTTGGAAATTTCAACTGCCTGCGGATTTGGATTATCCAAATTCAGGCGGTCAAACAGTTTCCTATTCTTACCTTGTCCATTAATTACCAAAAGTTGAAGAAACAGGTAATTCCCATCTTCTTTTTTTGTTTCTCTAAATTCACTATCCTGCACTATTACAGGATAGTCACCAGGCATAAGTGGAGAGAAGTCCTCATCGACAACTTCCACTTCATCTGCATTAAATTCGAGTTTCATTTGCTCTCCTTTTCAACTGTTTTTAACTGTTGTGTAGATTTGGCAACATTGCCTTCAGCCGCCCTTGCATCTGCAATGGCTGACATGAAATCCTTCCAGTTAAGAGGAAGGCTTTCCGGTAGTGCAAGCCGTGTTTTGCTTTCGTAACTCGGATCATTTCCGAGATAGAGCATCCTCCGGCCTGTTGCAGTGGGTTTATATTTGGTATTCCCAAATGAATCCCCACTTTTGGTGGTGAATATTTCAGGAGAAACATGCCCGATAATATCACACCATTCCAATATTGTACCCCTGACAGTCTTATGAAGTTTAAGAGTAATCGTGTCATAGGGATCAAGTGTCGGTAACTCCAATCTCGAAATCTGCGAATGACTTATAAGCAGAATATGGAAACCTTTTTTACGAATTGCTTCAAGGGCATTCAAAATTTCCTGCCAGCCCTTCAAGGCAAAAGTATATCCCTTCTGGTATCCAAACTCCTCAATTGAAGTGTAGTTCTTTTCATTCAGTATTTTATTATCCAATACATTCTGCCAAAGAACTTTTTCCAGCCAATCCAATGAATCCACGACAATCAATTCATTTTGTATTGAATCGGCCTCTTTATAAATATAACGGAGTGCATCCATGACATCATTATAAGATTTACCAACCAGATCAATGGATTGACAATCTATGTCAGAAATTCCTCCTTCCACGTCAAGAAACAAACCCTCCTTTCCAAAAGTGGATTTGCCACTTCCTCCAGCACCGTGAATCCCAATCCGCAAGGGGGTGGGGTTCATGCCGGATAGTATTTTAATCTCGCTCATACTCTCCTTTCAATTATTTTAAATGTGCGAAATTCAGACACACGGCAGAACTTCTCCACCAGATCAGGGTGTGCCAATTTAAAAGCTTTCTGATCTAAGCCTTTTTTAGAACCATTTATCCATGTAACAAGTTTCTCGCCATCGTCATCAACTATAACTGCAACGCTTTTCATGTGATTCATAATGTCCTTATTATTATCACTTTTCTGAGCTTTAATCTCAGCTTCCTTCTTCCTTATAGCCTGCCCTGCAGAAATAAGGTTCAGCAGAAGTGGAGTTGCCTTCATTTCTTCCAGTTCCTCAGAAGCCTTCGGAAATTGCAGCATTGCTTCCTCTGCAGACATAGGTTCAGGCGGGGTTTCTTTCAATATGTGATTATTCCAGAAATCCTTCTCCTTATCAATCAACTCCCTTATTTGCTTCTCATCCCTTTCAATTTTATAAACCTGTATTTTTTGTCCTCCAATCAGCACGACACACCACCAATAATCCCAGCCTGTAACATAGAGATAGTGATTGATCTGGTCGAGGTAATTGGGCGGGATGTCCCTTGTCATTTCTGGCCCCCAATGTGAAGCATTCCATGCAGCAGTTGTCTTAATCTCAACACCTACCTTTTCTCCCACTACCTTTGCATCAATATGAGCCTGTGCAATGGGCCACTCCTTTGAGTTCATTGTCCTGGAGACCATTCTGATCTTGATCCCAGTTTTTTCAGTAAACAGTTTCCCCACACCAGCTTCAAACATAACTCCTGCCTGAACAGCAGGATTATCAGATAAGTTCTTTGGTTCCTTCAATCCCAGTACCAAATCATAGACATCTGTGCCAAACATCCACGGGTTTGTTCCATTGATTGCTCCTGCATAGGAGCCTCCAATACTCCATTTTCTGACTTCCGGATCAGATTCAGGCTTTATCTTTGTCTTCATTATTCCCTCCCAATAAGTTTTTATGAACAAATGCAAAAAACCGATTCCTTGCATTTTTATTTTGTTTCTTTGCAACCCGGATTGC